AAAACAATGCTAACTTTACTAACTCAACAGATACAAGTAGAAGCCATATCATTGGATATCAAAACACCATGACAGATTGTTATTCTTCAATTATTGTTGGTGGACAAAGTGAGATTACTACAAACAATAATGCTTTTGCATTTGGATTTAGTAACGAGCTTCATGGACAAGATTCAATGTTTGCGTTTGGTGAAAACAACACAGGACCTAATGGAGCTCAAGATAGAAACTCATTTATGATTGGAGCACAGCTTCAAGGTTCTGATAAAACAATGAATTTAGGATTCAGAAACAATGTAGCTGAATACCCAACTCCTCAACGAAGTTTAGGACTCGGAGATGTAGCATTTAGTGTTTCAGTAGGATTAAACACAAACGTAAATTCCAATGCATTATTAATCACAGAGGGTGGTATTAACGGTGGAGCTCCAAGCGCAGCTCAAGTACCAAGAGTTATTCTACCAACTGTGCCAACATTCTCAGCTAGTAATGATGCAGCTGCAGATGCAATAGGAGTTCCAGCAGGAGGTCTTTATCAAAATGATGGAGTTGTACAAATAAATAGAGGTGGAGGTTCTGCTGTAAATCCAATAGGTGGATCATATAGTCCAATTGGAGCAGCATATAATTGGCTAAATGTAGCGCCAAGTGGTTATTTTAATTTTATTAACGGCACTTTAACTCCAATTCCTTTTAATACTCAAGTTTATAGTGTTGGAGGTATCAATTTTAATCCAACTCCAGCTACTTGTGAATTTGTAGTACCTTCTACAGGAGTATATAGGCTTTCATTAAACTTACACTTTTTTGATTTATTTGGAGATATAGATATGCTAGCAGGTGTATATAATGCAGGAGGTGGAGCAGTTGTTGCAGGAATAATAGATCAAAAAGATGTAACTGGAAATACAGATCAAAACTTTTTTGGTCAAGTTGTAGTTGAATTACAAGCACTATCTGGATATGAATTTAGAGCATTATTTTCAGGAGGTAGCGGTCAAAGCCCATTCCCTTCAGATACTAATAATTTGTATACTAGTTTTGAAATAGAAAGAGTAGGTTAAAATCTACTTAAATTAAATAAAATGGAAATAAGAAAAATCTCTATAGGAGCAGACTATAAGTCTAGTGCTATGCACTACATAGTAAATCAAGTAGTACTAGGAGGCAGTTATCATATTCATTTAATAAAGCATGATTCAGAATCTAACTCAATAAAAATATGGGTAGAAAACTCTGATCAAGAAATTTATTTATGGAAAGAATTTAACTCTAATATGCCTGTTTCTGTTGAATATAATATAAACTTTGAATGAAATCACCTTTTTATTTCATTGTAAAACCTTACAATGGAAAAAGGTATGATAACACAAAAAAAATTGGAAACATTGACTTTATTATAAGTAGTTCCAAAGAAGATCATACTGTTTCCAACAGGTATGCTATTGTTCAAGAAACACCTATAAATTATGAAGGAGAAATAAAAATTGGTGATACTTTGTTAGTTCATCACAATGTATTTAAATATTATAATGATATGAAAGGGCGTGAAAAAAGTGGGAAAAGCTTTTTTAAAGACGACCTTTTTTTTATTGATATGGATCAGTTTTATATGTACAAACAAAATGATATATGGAAATGTCATTCTAAATATTGTATGGTAAAACCTATTCCTAAACAAAATCATTATTTAAAAACTCATCAAGAAGAAGAGCCTTTGACAGGATACATTAAATATTCTAATCAAGAGCTAGATAAAAAAGGAGTAAAAGAGGGTGATTTAATTTCTTTTCAGCCTGATAGCGAATACGAATATAATGTAGATGGTGAAAAATTATATAGAATGTTTACTAATAATATAACTTTAATATATGACTAATAAAGAATTAAAACTTGAAATTATTAAGGCAGGGCATAGGGCTGTAACTCAGTTAATTAAAGTCGCTAAAGAAGATATAATTAAACCAGATCCAAATGATGAGCTAGCAGCAGACAGATTAAAAAATGCAGCTGCAACTAAAAAGCTAGCAATATTTGATGCTTTTGAAATTTTAGCTAGAGTAGAATCAGAAAAAGAATTATTAGGGGAATCAGAAAATAAAACAAAAGATAAAACATTAAGAGGTTTTGCAGAAAGAAGGTCAAAATAAATTATATCATCTTTTAGAAGATGCAATACCCAAGTCTACTTTGGTTACTAAAAACAAAGCTAAATCTTGGAAGTATGGGTATAATGAAAAACATGATGTTGTAGTTATATCAAAGTCTGGACAAATAGAAGATGTTATAAGTATAAATGGACTTAGAATTGCTTTACCAAAGCCTCCAAAAAAAATATATAAAAGAAGCAGTAAAAAAGCTGAACAGTATTGGGAAAGGTTTGAATACCCTAAAGAATTATTTAGAATTAAAAGTATATTTAATTGGCATAGTTCACCAACAGCTTTTAAAAATCAATGGGTGGATTATATTGAAACTGAGTTCGATAGAAGAGAAGAAGGTTTTTGGTTTTATTCAAATGGAATAAAAACTTACATTACAGGATCGCACTATATGTATCTTCAATGGACAAAAATTGATGTAGGTTTTCCTAACTATCGAGAAGCAAATAGAATTTTTTACTTGTACTGGGAAGCTTGTAAAGCAGATACAAGATCATTCGGCATATGTTATTTGAAAATTAGACGTTCAGGTTTTTCTTATATGGGAAGCGAAGAATGTGCTAATATTGGAACAATATCAAAAGATGCTAGAATAGGCATACTGTCAAAAACAGGAGCAGATGCTAAAAAAATGTTTACAGACAAAGTTGTTCCTATATCTAACAATTATCCATTCTTTTTCAAGCCTGTTCAAGACGGTATGGATAAACCAAAGACAGAGTTAGCATATAGAGTTCCAGCCTCAAAAATTACAAAAAAGAATATGTATTCTGAAGAGGTAGATTTAGTTGAAGGTTTAGATACAACAATAGACTGGAAAAATACAGGAGACAATAGTTATGATGGAGAAAAACTAAAACTTTTAGTTCATGATGAATCTGGTAAGTGGGAAAAGCCTAATAATATTTTAAATAACTGGAGAGTTACTAAAACTTGTTTGCGTTTAGGTAGTAAAATTATTGGCAAATGTATGATGGGAAGTACATCAAATTCTTTAGAAAAAGGAGGAGATAGTTTTAAAAAATTATTTTATGATTCTGATATAAATAATAGAAACGCAAATGGACAAACAAAAAGCGGTTTATATTCATTGTTTATTCCTATGGAATGGAATATGGAGGGATTTATTGATAGATATGGATCTCCTGTTTTTTACAATCCTGATGAAGAAACAATTGATGTTTATGGAGATTATATAACTCAAGGAGCTGTGGATTATTGGGAGAATGAAGTTGAGTCTTTAAAAAATGATCCAGATGCTCTAAATGAATTTTATCGCCAGTTTCCAAGATCTGAAAATCATGCTTTTAGAGATGAAAGTAAACAATCATTATTTAATCTTCAAAAGATATATCAACAGATTGATTATAATGAATCCTTAATAAAAGATCAATTTATTACTAGAGGTTCTTTTTCGTGGAGAAACGGAATAAAGGATACGGAAGTTGTGTTTAGTCCTAATGATAGAGGTAGATTTTATGTTACTTGGACTCCAAACAAACAGCTACAAAACAAACATTATTTTAAAAATGGTAGAAGATGTCCAGGAAATGAACATATGGGATCTTTTGGATGTGATAGTTACGATATATCAGGAACAGTTGGGGGTGGAGGATCTAATGGAGCTTTACACGGAATGACAAAGTTTCATATGGATGATGGCCCTACCAATGAGTTTTTCTTAGAATATATAGCAAGACCACAAACAGCTGAGATATTTTTTGAAGATGTGTTGATGGCTTGCGTGTTTTATGGAATGCCTATATTAATTGAAAATAATAAACCTAGACTTTTATATCATTTTAAAAACAGAGGATACAGAGGTTATTCAATGAATAGACCAGACAAAGTATTTAATAAGTTATCTAAATCAGAAAGAGAACTCGGAGGTATTCCAAACTCCAGTGAAGATGTAAAACAAGCACATGCTGCAGCAATAGAATCATATATAGAAAAATATGTTGGACTAGATTTTTTAGGAACATTTAGAGATCCAGATTCAATGGGAAGTATGTACTTTACTAGAACATTAACCGACTGGGCAAGGTTTAATATCAACAATAGAACCAAATTTGATGCTTCTATTAGTTCAGGTTTAGCTGTAATGGCTAACCAAAGGAACCTATATCAGCCCGTTAAAAATAAATCAAAAATAAAACTTAACTTTGCAAGATATGACAATACGGGAAGTTTTAGCCAAATTTTAAAGTAAATGAAGGACGTAAAAATATCAATTAACCCGCAGGGTTTCCCAAGTCAATTTGTATCAGATAGCGTAAAAAAAAGCTCAGAATTTGGCCTACAAATTGGTCAAGCGATACAATATGAATGGTTTAGAAAAGATGGAGGTCAAAGTAGATTCTACAATCAATGGGCTGACTTTCATAGACTACGATTATATGCTCGTGGCGAGCAGTCAATTCATAAATATAAAAACGAATTAGCTATTGATGGTGATTTAAGTTATTTAAATCTAGATTGGACACCAGTTCCCATAATTCCAAAATTTGTAGATATTGTTGTAAACGGAATGGCTGAAAGGTTATTTAAGGTAAAAGCTTATGCTCAAGACGGAAACTCTTTAGATAAAAGAAGTAAATATCAAGAAGAAGTAGAAAAAGACATGTTAGCTAAACCTATAATGCAGCAGGTTCAAAAGTCATTGGGTGTAAATACATTCCGAATGAGTGAGGAGGAGGTTCCTGAAAATGACGAAGAGCTAGCATTACATATGCAAATAAAATATAAACCAGCTATTGAAATAGCAGAGGAAGAAGCAATCAATACAGTTTTAGCAGAAAACAGATATAGGGATATTCAAAAGCAATTGTATTATGATCAAATGGTTTTAGGAATATCAATATGTAAACATTCTTTTAAATTAGGTTCTGGTATTGCAATTGAATATGTAGATCCTGCTAATGTTGTTTACAGTTACACTGAAGATCCTACATTTAAAGATTGTTTTTATTGGGGTGAAATCAAAACATTGCCAATTATAGAACTGAAAAAAATAGATCCAAGCTTAACAAATGAAGATATGGATGAAATATCTAAATATAGTCAAAGCTGGTACGATTACAACAATACTGCACAATATTATAATAACAGCATGTTTAGCAAAGACAGCGCAACGTGTTTGTTTTTTAATTATAAAACCACTAATACTTTTACCTATAAGAAAAAGGTTAATTCACTAGGAGCTGAAAAAGTTATTGAAAAAGATGATACTTTCAATCCTACAGAAGAAATGCAAGAGGAAGGAAAGTTTGAAAAGATTAGTAAAACAATAGATGTTTGGTATGAAGGTGTTATGGTTATGGGGACTAACATTCTTCTTAAATGGGAAATGGCAGAAAATATGGCAAGACCTGCTTCTGCTTCGCAAGAGGTTTATCCTGAATTTATTGCTTCGGCTCCTAGAATGTACAAAGGAGTTTTAGAGTCTCTCGTAAGAAGAATGATTACTTTTGCTGACTTAATACAAATGACTCATTTAAAATTACAGCAAGTAATTAATAGAGTTGTTCCTGATGGAATATTTATTGATGCAGATGGTTTATCAGAGGTAGATTTAGGTACGGGACAAACTTACAATCCAGAGGATGCGCTTAGAATGTTTTTTCAAACTGGTAGTGTTATAGGAAGAAGCTATACACAAGATGGGGATTTTAATCAATCAAGAGTTCCTATTCAGCAGTTAAATGCTAGTTCTGGGCAAGGCAAAATTCAAAGTTTAGTTGGAACTTACAATCATTATATGTCTATGTTACGTGATGTTACGGGATTAAATGAGGCAAGAGACGGAACAAGACCAGATACCTATGCGTT